ACAACTCCAACTCAAGTCTTTATGGGTAACGGCGCGACAAATGTGTATCTTCACAGCTCATCAGGAACTTGCTTCCTTGGCGATTCCAATGTGACTCCATCAACAGGTTATCAAATGGATTCGGGTGACAAATTGGTTCTTTCAACTCACGAATCGGCAATTTACGCTTGCACATCAACTGGAACAACAATTGTCAAAGTTTTGGTCATAACCAAGTGAGTTCAGATGTTGCAACAGTTGTTTATTCGTATTTTTTTGTAACAGCAGCAATTCTTGCCGGTCTTGGCGTAATTGCAAAACATACTATCCGCACTCATACAGATGAACTCAAGGATCAACTATCTCGCATCAATTATGCCCTTTACAATGATGGACAAACTGGTTTGATCAATAAGGTTGATCAATTGATTGAGAATCAACAATCCATCAAATTAGATGTTGAAATTTTGAAAATAAAATCTCAAGGCAAATCAAGAACAAGAGCCAAATGAGTGATTTGAAATCATCAAATGGTTGGACTGCATCAGCAAATCTTGCCGATATTGATGTCAAAATTTTCACAGTTTTAGATGGTGCAAAACCAATCAAACTTCGATGTGCATCAGCAGTAGCTCCTTTGTTGATTGCGGCGTGTCGTGAATGGGATAAAAGGGTCGAAAAGTTAGAATCTGGACAGGTTCAAGGATATGCATTTCGAGATGTCAGAGGTGGAGCAGGAACTTTGTCCAATCACGCATCCGGCACAGCTGTTGATATTTTCCCAACTAGGCATCCTCAAGGAAGCGCAGATGGGAATCTGACCAAAGAACAACAAGCTGCAATTCTTGATATTTGTAGCAAGTATGGATTGAGATCAGGTGGCACTTACAAAAATGCCAAACCTGATTGGATGCATATAGAAATAAATATAACTCCAGCAGAGGTAACAAAACTTGTTGCTTCATTGAAAGGAAAAATATGAAATTAGATTCAAAAAAAATCAAAGCACTTATTTTGACTTATGGAAGCCTTGCGCTTCCAGTAGCAACAGCAGCATTTGCAATGAATGCAAGCCTATTGGTAAAGGTTCTTTCCTTCGCTTCTGGTTTATTGCCAGTTATTGTTCGCCAAGCAAATCCAAAAGACCCATTTACAATCAACCTTCTTGCTGTGGCTCAAGCTCAAGTTGATGCTGAACTTGCTAAGCAAAAAAAGAACAAAAAATAACAATTGAAAATTCAGGAATTTACTCTAAATCCTGAAACCAAACAAATAGCATTACTTCTCGCCGAGCAGACCTTTGAGCGTTATCGCAACAATCCCGGACATTATAGGAATACAGCGAATAATCATCTTGTAGGTCATCTCGGCGAATTTGCTGCATTCATTTGGCTTCGAGACAATGACTTTGAGCCAACAGCATTTTTTTCCGATCCGGAAAAAGATAAAGAAGCTGATATTTTGACCAATGTTGGGCGCATTGAGGTCAAAACTTGGTCTGAAAAATACTGGGAAAAATGGGGCAGATGTGTCTCAGTTTCGCAGTATGCTTCAATCAAGCGGAAAGCAGATTACATCTTCTGGTTATCAGTTGATGATGTCGAATCCGATACACCAAAAGTTTCTTTCAGGGGTTGGTGCGAGGTTGATATTTTTGAGGGAATGTCACCGATTATGACTGGCGATGCTGGCAGAGAAGTCAGGAATTACCAATTGCACCCATCTCAATTGAAACCAGTTGAAGAGATGGAGAAATTGAATGAATCGAGAAGAGACTCTCAAGGAAGCAATTCGCCTGACAATGGGTGATCGCAATGAATCTTATGATGATCCATTGCCTAACCATTTGAGAATTGCAAAAATTTGGTCAGTAATTCTAGGCGTTGAACTTGATGCAACTCAAGTTGCTTTATGTATGGCAGGTTTGAAATTGGCAAGGCTTGCTTACAAATATGATGATGATTCCTTCATCGATCTTTGTGCTTATGCAGCTATTGCAAATGAAGTTCGTCAATGAGAAATCTTGTTGTTCTTGTTCCTAGCAGAAATCGACCACAGAACATTGCTGATCTGATCAAAGCATTTGATGATACTGAGACTGAATCAGATTTGATTGTAATTGTTGATAATAATGAACCTCAGATGGATGCTTACCTTCAACTTGGTTGCGATATATTTGTTGTTGAAAAGCGTGGCAAAGGAATGGCAAAACCATTGAACTTTGCTGCAAAGCATTTTGCTCATAAATATCGACATTTTGCATTCCTTGGCGATGATCACAGACCACGCACAAAGAATTGGGATGTTGCCTTCATCAATGCACTTGATGAATTAGAAACTGGCTTGGTTTATGGAAATGATTTATTACAAGGCGAGAACCTTCCAACTGCAATTGCAATGACTGGCGATATTGTAAATGCTTTAGGCGGAATGGTTCCGCCGGAAATGATTCACCTATATCTGGATAATTTCTGGATGAGGCTTGGCAATGATTTGAATGCTCTTAGATATATGCCAGAGATCATCATTGAACATTTGCATCCTATTGCTGGCAAAGCCCAATGGGATCAAGGGTATAAAGATGTCAATGCTGAGGAGGTTTATTCAGCTGATAAAAAGGCTTTTGATGATTACTTGGCAAGTGAGGCTTATTCCAAACTTATTGAGGCATTCAAATGAAAATCCTAATTACAGGAAATGCTGGTTTTGTAGGTAGGGCATTTACTAGAAAATTTCAAAGCCAAGGTCACGAGATAGTTGGCATTGATATTGCCAATCATCTGCCGATGGATGCCAGAGATTTCTTTCGAAATGACAATACATACTTTGACAAGGTAATTCATCTTGCAGCTGTTGTTGGTGGCAGGAAGATGATTGAGGGTTCACCTTTGGCACTTGCTGTGGATTTATCTATTGATGCTGAAATGTTTGGATGGGCGCTTAGAACAGAGCCGGGTTGCATTACTTATTTTTCATCATCTGCTGCTTATCCAACAGTTCTACAAACTACCGATGTTGCAAAAACCCTTGTTGAGTCAGATATAAATCTTGAAGAGATTCAAACTCCTGACCTGAGTTATGGATGGGCGAAATTGACTGGCGAGATGTTGGCATCTCACGCTAGGAATCAAGGATTGATTGTTCATACATATCGACCATTTTCAGGATATGGAGCAGATCAAGCACTTGATTATCCATTCCCATCATTTATTCAAAGAGGAATAACCAAGGCTGATCCATTTGAGATTTGGGGAAATGGCGAGCAGGTTAGAGATTTCATTCATATTGATGATGTAATTGAAGCTGCTGAGGCTGGTTGCAAAGACAATGTTGAGATTGCAAATCTTTGCACCGGCAGAGGCACATCATTCAATGACTTGGCAGAATTGATTTGTAAAGAGGCTGGATATAAACCAGCAATCAAACATCTTGAAGCTGAGCCAGTTGGCGTAATGCATCGAGTTGGCGATTCAACATATATGAATTCATTCTATAAACCTCAAATATCCTTAGAAGAAGGAATCCGAAGAGCTTTCGCCAAGTAGAGCTTCCCTCGCCCTTGCTCCTTGGCGTTGCGACAAAATAACCCATCCGACCCTAGTATCGGATGGGTTATTTTGCTTTTTACGCTCAAATTAGGCGCAACACGCCGATTTCAGCTGAAATGCTTCCATCCTAGGTTTTTGGGGTTACTATTATCCCAACAGATGAACTTGGAGTTCATCGCCAACAGAGGGGCAAGACAAATGAATAAGTTAGATAAAAGAATCGAACGCCTAGCATTTGAGTATTTTACAGCTCTAGGTTTAGAAGCATCATTAGTACAATTCAAAATCACAGAATTGAAAATTTGTATTGATCGTGGTTACAACACTCGAGCAGAAATTTTTCAATTGATAAAAAAAGCGGCAGCATAATGTCAATCACAGCTGAAGACATAGTAATTTCACTTGAACTTCCTGAAAATGCAACTATGGAGCAAATCATTCTCTTTGCATATAACTTGCAGATTGCACTTGATAAAAATTGGATTGATCGCAACCTATGGGAAAAATCCATCAACTCAATCTCAATGGCTTTGCACAATCTAAATGAAACTTGGGATGCAATGCTTGAGCAATTTGAGAAGTGGACAAAACAATGACACTTCTATTTATTATTATTTCAATGACAATAATTTTCCTGCCAGTAATGTTCTGGCTAGATGATCGCTATACAACTTTTGAGGAAAATCAATCAATCAAAGATTGGCACAATTTCAAAACTGCAATGGAAAGGAAGTCAAAATGAATATGTATATTTTTCTTTTGGGCATAAGTATCGGATTTACAATTGGATTTATCTATGGTGGATTTCTTGAATGGGATCGCTTTAGACCATTGACCAAAGAGTTAGAAAATGAGCTGCTGGAGTCATACAAAGAAAATGATGAACTCCGAACAATCATTCACAAAAATTTGGGCGTAGTTCTCCGTCAAACTTCTGCCCACCCTTCGCTGCGATCATCTCGGGATAGATAGTGAGCAAAGCAAAGGCAAAAGGTACGAGCGCTGAAAGCGCTTTGGTGAAGTATTTGGTTACTCAGGGTTATCCAAATGCAGAACGCCGGGCGCTTTCAGGTTCAAATGATATGGGTGATGTATCAGGTTGTGTTGGGTTGGTGTGGGAGGTAAAGAATCACAAAACTTATTCCATACCTGCTTGGCTTGATGAAACTCAAATTGAAGCTGAAAATGCCAATGCTGATTTCGGAATTCTTGCAGTAAAACCAAATAAAGTTGGATTAGGAAATGTTGAAAACTGGTGGGCGATTATGACCATCAAAGATGTTGTGAATTTACTTAGAGATGCTGGTTATGGCGATCCACGATGAATTCAACGCTACCTTCTTCCCAAGTTTCCCAAAGGCTCAATGTCGCAATCTCAATGGAGATGATTTCTTCCCAGACTCAAAACAAGAGCTTGAAGAGCGACTAGCAGCCATCAAACAAATTTGTGACAGCTGTATTCACAAAACTGACTGTTACTCCTTTGCAGTCATCCACCAAGTTGAAGGAATTTGGGCTGGAACAACCTATGAGGAGAGAAAGCGAAACTTCAGAGATCAGGAGATCAGAGGTAAGAAAATCGCTGATGTTCTTGAAAAACTATCAAATGGCTTTACTGTTGAAGAGATCGCCAAAATGCAAGGAGTCAAAATCTCCTCAGTTGAGCGATTACTACTCAGAGCAAAGCAACGAGGAGTTATCAAATGAATCGCAAATTATCAACACTCATTATTGCATCACTATCAATTTCACTATTGATCCTGACAATAATCACAAATGGAATTTGGTCTCAATCAAAGAAACCTCCGGTTCAAATGATCAAGGTTTCCGAGGTAATGGCAATGAGCGATCAGGCTCGAATCGAGTTATTGATCGATCAATTGTTAGAACCAAAGTCAGCAGCTTGTTTCAGGAACATCTTGATGAAGGAAAGTCGGATGAATCCTCAAGCTGCAAACAGTCAATCTTCAGCCAAGGGTGTAGGTCAATTACTAGATCAAACTTATATCAATCTTGGAATGAAGCACTCAGATGATGGCATTGCTCAAACCATTGCAGCACTTGCCTACATCAGCCGGCACTATGGCGGCAAAAATTCAACCTGCCAAGCGTGGGCGCATTGGCAAAAACACAAATGGTTCTAAAGAACAGGGGATAGGAAAATGACAACGCAAATCAATCAACAAATGATTGAACTGCACGAAGCCGGCAACGCTTGGCTTCTTGCATACAAAGAAGCAAAGCAAAAAATCAAAGAATGGACTGAGAAGGCTGACATCGCTCAAGAGCAAATCAAAAATATGCTTGGCGATGCTGAGATCGGTCTTATCAATGGCAAAGAATCAGTTCGCTGGACAACAGTTGAATCACGCCGATTAGATGTGAAGAAGGCTAGAGAAATCCTGCCTCCACAGGTAATTGACATCATTGAAGTTCTTTCGACCAGTCGCAGATTTACTGTGATTGAAGAAGAATGAGTCAAATTGAATTTGCCAAAATTGGCAATGATTCTCAGCTTCTGGCAAGCAAACTTTCAGCTGTAATAAATCATCGATCAAACAACTCCTTGCGCTCTGTTCAAAAGCGAGTTGGCTTATCAGAGGTTGGCGAACCTTGCGTTCGCAAAACTGCCTATCGGATTTTAGATTGGAAAAAAACCAATCTGCAAACTGATCCTTGGGCATCAATCTCTGGTACTGCTATCCACGCTTGGTTGGCTGAGGCATTTGAAAAGGTTGATGGTTTTCTAGTTGAACAATCAGTTCAAGCAGTTGATGGATTATCAGGAACTAGCGATTTATTTGATATTGAAGAGGGAATGGTAGTTGATCACAAATGTGTCGGTGCATCATCGATGAAATCTCGCAAGCGTGATGGAATGACATTTCAACAGAGAGTTCAAATAAATTTGTATGGGCTTGGATTCGAAAATGCCGGATATAAGGTAAACAAAGTTGCGCTGGCTTTTTATCCTCTTGGCGGTCGCTTGGATGGGCTTTACACAATAGTTGAGGATTACAACAGACAACTGGCTCTAAATGCCATTGATCGCTTTGCAGCTACACAAAATCTTGTTTGGTCAATTGATCCAGAGAAGAATGAAGATGCTTGGGATTTGATTCCAAAGACACCTTCCTACACTTGCATCTATTGCCCTTGGTATTTGCCGGGGTCAAAGAATCCAGCCAATGGTTGTTCAGGTGAGGTAGGTGCTCAATGAGCCCAATCTATCAATACCGATGCGATCGCTGCGGTGCTAGTTATGATCAACAGCGTTCATTCTCAGATTCTGAGATTGCTCCTATGTGTGGCGATTGCCTAGTGTCGATGGTGAGGGTCTATTCTGCTCCTTCTATACAATTCAAAGGCGATGGGTGGGGGAGCAAATGAAACTCAAGATTCAATCACCTATTATTTATACTAGAACGCCTAGCGAGTTTGCAACAGTAAATTGTTTTCATTGTGGCAAAGAGTATGAATTACATATAAATAATTTGCGTTCAGCAAATTATTGTCCGGAGTGCAAATGAATAAAGTTGGATGGCTTTGCTTGATGGGATTCTCATTTGCCGGTGGATACTGGCTTGGCTTATCAATCAATCTTATGAATAGAAAAAGCAAACCTTTTGATTTAGAAGATTTTTCAGAGGTACTATCGCTCCATACAGAATTGACATCTCCTAGGTGCCAATGCAAAAACTCAAACACAAAAAGAAAAGAGGAATAATGATTGCTGCGGAAGCATTTTCCAAGCCATCAGTTTCGGGGGACTCTC